AGGGGGCCGGAACGCACCGCGAGCTGTACAGGCTCCGAATGCAGAATATACGTTGCGCCAGCAGCAACGCGCAGCAGAGCGCCAGACCCGGCGATGGAAGCGCCGCATGGCGACAGCCATCGATCCCCAGGCGGAACGCTATGCCTACGCCAAGGTTCGCGAGTGGCAACAGCGCATTCGCAGCATCATCCAGCAGGCCGACAAGGATCTCAACACATGGTTGCCCCGCAAGTACGATCGCGAGGGCGGGCGCGTCACGCTGTCGGAGGCAGCGCGCAAACTCCCGCCTGTGAAGTTAGGAGGTCGAAGCGTTGGAAGTTGACAGAGAAACGATCGCCGCAACTTATCAACTCATAGACAGCATTTGCAGCGCGGATGCAATCTTTCACTCATGTCAGTCTCAGTCTTTTCGAGCCTTCGTCCGCAGGACGCTCGAAGCCCCAGACACCGTCGCACTGCGCGAGAAATTGAAGCGCGCGATGCTCCCAACCAACGACGAGAACGCCGTGCCATAGGCTACGGTGTTTTTTTACGCCATCGCACGCGGCAAGCGTGCGACTGTACAGGCCGGAGGTGCACCGGCGCACCAAACACGTACAGGAGGAAGAGAATGAATATTGAAGCACTTAGACCCCATCTGAACGACGAACTGTATCAGCGCATTTCTGAGTCACTCGGCTCTATAGAAGGCCTGAACATCATCAACACCAACGACGGCAGCTGGATTCCCAAGGCCAGATTTGACGAGGTTCGCAGCGAGACCAAAAATTTGAAATCGCAAATCGCTACCCTGTCAAAGGATCTGAACGACGCTCAAACGACCGGAACGGACAATACGACGACTATCAATGCGCTGAATGACCGCATTGCAGAGTTGCAAAGGGACGTTGAGATGCGCGATGGCCAGATATCCGGGCTCAAGCGCGCATCCAGAGTCTCCGATACCGTTCGCAAGGCCAATGCACGGGACGTCGATCTCGTGCTTCGCCTGCTGGACATGGACAAAATTACAGAAGACGAGCACGGCAATCTTACGGGGCTTTCGGAGCAGATCGACGCGCTCAAACAGTCATCGGATTATCTTTTTCTGGACACAGGCAACAGGGGCGGCTTTAGCGGCGGCAGAGAACCCGCCATGCCCGCTGTGAACAACAACACTGCAATGAATGACGCCATCCGCATGGCGGCAGGCGTGAAGTAAAAGGAGGAACCCCATGCCTTACAACAGCATCATCAACCGCACCGGCGCAGCTGCGCTGATTCCGGAGCAGATCTCCCAGCAGATCATTCAGGAGCTTCCCGCGCAGTCCGTGTTTATGCGCCTGGCAAATCGAATGCCCAACATGACGGCCAAGCAGCTCAAGATTCCGGTAATGACCGGCAACGTCACTGCGTCCTTTGTCGCAGGCGATACGGGTCTCAAGGAGACGTCCAACATGACCTGGGACAGCGTATACATCACCGCTGAAGAACTGGCCGTCATCGTGCCCATTCCTGAGGCGGTTCTGGCGGACGCGTCCTATGATATTTGGGGCGAAGTACGCCCGCGCATCGTCGAGGCGTTTGGCCGGAAAATCGACGAAGCCGTCTTCCATGGCAAGAACAAGCCTGATTCGTGGCCGGAGGGCATTGTGCCCGCAGCCATCGCCGCAGGAAACTCCGTTGTTCGCGGATCGGGCAATGACCTGTATGAAGAGATCAACGGTGTGGACGGCGTAGTTGCGCAGGTCGAGGAGCAGAACATTCCCGTCACGGGCTATGTCGGTGCACTCCCCCTTCGCGCTCAACTGCGCGGAGCCGTCGATCAGAACGGCCAGCCCATCTTCCGCACTGCCTATTCCAACGGGGCCGCAGGCAACATGGTATACGAACTCAACGGCACGGGCGTTGACTTCCCGACCAATGGCGCACTTGACGCCACGGAGGCGCTGCTGATCGCGGGCAACTGGCAGTATGCGCGCTATGCCATCCGCCAGGACGTGACGTACAAGATCTTCGATCAGGGCGTTGTACAGGACGCCAGCGGCAACATCATCCACAATCTCATGCAAAACGACTGCGTTGCGCTGCGCGCCGTCATTCGGCTGGGCTGGGCGCTGCCCAAGCCCGTCAATCCGGTCAGCGGAGTATCTTACTATCCCTTCTCCGTGCTCACGCCCAGCGACGCAGGCGCCGACGCAGGCGCCGACGCAGGCGCCGACGCAGGCGCCGACGCAGGCGAATAACAACTTTCTGATGCCATGAGGCGACCGTTCTTCGTGTCGCCTCATGGCGTTACTCTGAAGGAGGCGTTATCATGGCGGACATCCATGCAGACTACAGCCCAACCGCACAGGAAATCGAGGCGATGGAACCGCGCATTCTCGCTTTTATCATGCCGAACGAGCCGCGTTCCAATCGGGAAAGAGAGGCGTTCGACAGGGCTGTGGTCGCACAGTGCGTACACGAATACACACACGGGGGCGAGTTTGGCGCGATCCCAGACGGCGTACAGAGCTACACTGTCGGCAATTTCTCCATGGAGTTTGGGCAGGGACAATCTCTGCAATTGTCGCGCCATACCCTTTGCCCGACAGCATATGGACTTCTCCTCACAGCGGGATTGCTGTATCGAGGGCTCGAAAGGAGGGGTTAGCGTGTCGTTCATCGAGTTGAGTTTCCGACAGACCGCGACCATTCGACCGTTTATCCGTCACGGCAACGGCGGAGCGGTATATGGTCCAAACGAAGAGCGAAGATGCCGCCTGCAGCGCGGGAATCATCTACAGGATTTGAGGTCCCTGAAGGATACGAACTATGGTTCCGGCGACGTAAGCGGCGCAAACGCGCTGATGTTCACAACGGGGGATGCCATTCCGGAAAAGAGCGTCGTCACCGTAAACGGAGAGGAGTATATCGTTCTGGGATGTACGGTCATGACAGCAATGCGCGACCATCATCTGGAGGTGATTCTCCAATAGCGAAAGTCTGCGAGATTCGGTCGAGAATTGATCGCTCCAAGGTCGAAAGAGCGCTCAGAAGCTCCTGTAAAAAGGGAACCTATGCAGCGCTTTCACATTTGGCCAAGATCAGCAAGGATCAGGTTCCCCTGGACAAGGGCCCTTTGATGAATTCATGTTACGTAGACGTGTCTTACGACGGAAAGAGCGGTACCGTGTCTTATGACACGCCTTACGCCGTAAGACAGCATGAGGTCATGTGGTATCGCCATCGACCGGGAAGGAAGGCCAAATATCTGGAAGACCCTCTCAACGATCCAGCAGTGCACGATGGCATGGTGAAACTCATCCAACAAAATTCCAAAAAATATTTTTAGGAGGTATCTGTGGGTGAACCTTCTTGAGGACATCGCACGCCACCTTGAATTTCTAAACGTTGGCATACTGCCAACAGAAGACAGAGAGGGAACGATTTACTGGGGGCTTTTGCCAGATCAACCGGATGCGGCAATCTGCGTGTATTCGACCGATTCGGGCCTGTGCGGTTCCCAGAGGCACCCGGCGCGCATTCAGGTATTGGTGCGCGCCACGACCACCCGCGAGGCATATGAAGCGTCTCAGAATATCGCCGAAGCACTGGACGGATTCGCAGGGTATCTCCACGGCGACGGCGCATGGGCCGTGATTGACGCGATCGACACATCTCAAGGCATTGGCACGGATTTGTTGAGACGCGAGATGTATTGCAGCAATTTTTATGTCCGCTATTGCGGAGGATAGGGAGGAACAAATGGCAAGAGGAAGAAAAAACGGCTGTCCCGTAAATGTGCGCAACTGGCAGATTTCCATTTTGGATGTATCGACGAATGAATACGTCCGAATTCATGGTCTAACCAGCGTGACGCGCAGCATGGACAGCTCCACTGAGGATGGCAGCAATGAGACAGACACCTGGGAAGAGCCCTTTGTGTCCAAGCGCTCCGGCTCGCTCTCTCTGGAGGGAGACCCGGTCGTAAACGACTCTACGGGCGCAAACGATCCGGGACAGGAGTTGTTGAATTACTACGCAGATCAGGCGGGTTGCGATGCCGACTGCACGATCAAACTCGTAGACCCCTACGGCCATGCATCTCTGATTGACTGCATTGTCACCGGCCGCGAGGAGTCCGCCGACACCGACGGCACCGAACTGAGCTGGGATCTTGAGCAGGTCGGCGAAGCTGAGGCCCTGCCCTACATCGCCTGCACAGGGATTGGCTTTGCGGGCACGGGGATTACGGGCAGCGCGCCCACCCAGACGCTGGAAGCCAGCGTGGGCAGCGCGCCGGTACTCGTCACCGTCGCCTTCACGCCTGAAGACGCCTCCTGTACGCGCTACAAGGTGGCTACGTCCAACCGCAACGTCGTTGCAATTTCCGATGTGACGGATGATGGCTTTACGCTCAATCCGATCTCTGCAGGCAGCGCCACAGTCACCATTACGAGCATCAGCGGAGGCAACACTGCACGCCTGACCGTAACGGTTAGCGCATGACATTCGTGGAGCAGTTCTCATAGGGCTGCTCCATTTTCTTTGAAAGGAATGCAATATGAGCAAGAAAATATTGAATTTTGACCGCTATCTGAGCGAATCCAGGCGAGATACCATCGCCGTTACCGTGCTCGACAGGGAATACGTGATTCCGTGCGCCATTCCGGCCATCGTGCCGGTCATGATGGCACGAAGCGAAGCGACGTCCGACGCCGTGATGAAGACGAACATGATTTTCAAGGCAGGCGACGCCCTTTTCGGCGAATCGAACATCAACCAGATGTGCAAGGACGGAATTTCGGCAGACGACCTCGCGCACCTAGTCAACATGATCTTCAAGACGATTCAAGGCGAAGATCCGGAAGAGGATCTGTCGCAGGAATTGGACGATGAATCCGGCTATCGCAGGGTGAAACAGGAAAAAAAATAAACATTCTCCACATTTGGGACGCCATTGAAGCGGATTTCATCCGCGATTATGGCATCGATCTTGTGGAGCAACTCGAACAGATGACATGGCGGCGCTTCCTCGTACTCCTCAACAATCTGAGCCCTTACGGTGCGGTCGCAACGCAGATCAGGGCGCTGAAGGAGAAGCATGAATCGACGCCGGAAGCGGATGAAACGGCGGCGAACGCCTTCTTTTCGTCGATTGTTTCCCGATAAGGAGGAATTATGGCACTTAAAGTCGGCGAACTCTACGCCTCTTTCAACATCGATACGTCGGGCTTTCAAAGCGCGCTCTCTTCGATCGAGAGCACCTTTACAAGCATAGGCACAAAATTGACCGAAATCGGCGAATCTCTAACCGAGAATATCACAAAGCCTCTTCTGGAACTGGCCGAGTCCACGTGGACGGCGGGCAGTTCTTTTTCGCAGCAGATGGCGGATGTAAGGGCTATCGCCGAATTGACCGAAGAAGAATACCAGATGCTGAAGGAACTGGCCATCGAGATGGGCAGTACGACGGTCTTTACTGCGACACAGGCAGGAGAAGCTCTGGAGTATATGGCCACGGCTGGCTGGAACGCCGAAGAAATGTATGCAGGTCTTCCGGGCATATTGAGCCTTGCAGCAGCTTCCGGCGAGGATCTGGGCAGAGTCTCGGATATTGTCACTGATGCAATGACAGGCTTTGACATGGCGGCAGACGAGGTACAACACTTTTCGGATGTATTGGCCGTCGCCGCAGCAGTGACCAACACAGATGTTGGCAAGATGGGTTACACCTTCCAGTATGTTGCTCCTATTGCGGGTGCGCTTGGGTATACCATCGAGGATGTCGCCGCCATGATTGGTCTGATGGCAAACAGAGGCATTAAGGGCTCTCAGGCGGGCGTGGCATTGCGTCGGTTGTTGATTAACATGGTAAATCCGGGCGACGCCGCATTCGCGGCGATGAATGCCCTCGACCTGTATCTGGCAGATGGAGAAAGACGCCTCTATTCAGCTCAGGAGTTGTTTGAGAAGATGCGTTCTGCTTTTGCCGTGGAAGACGACGCGTCTTTCAATATATTTCTTCCGTATGACATTGAGGATCTCAACCCAGATGAAAACAGGGCTGAACTCGACGCCTATAG